TGGTAGCTAATCTTGATGAAGTTGGAATGCAGGTCAAAGGCTCCCCATGTGACGGCCTCGAAGCTGGGGTCAACGTCGCTAGCGCTGTCCTGGTTCTCGTCCGTGTATGCGCCTTCGTTGCCGGTGTCGTCGGCCACGGGCCAAGACATATTTTCGCCGGTGCTGGTGGTGATGGTGTCGGCCACCTGCAGGACGGCGCCGTATCGGATCAGGGCCACCTCCACGGCTCGCACCACTGTGGCGGGGACGGTCAGGTATCCGCCACTGCCACCCTGGCCGGCGGACATTGCGCGGCCTTCCACAAAGCTGTCGGCGATCAGCTGCCGGCGTTCGGGGTGCACGGCCAGCAGTTGGCGTTGCAGACTTTGCAGCGGTGCGGTGTCCAAGTGGGAAAGCTGCAAGATTTGGCCGGACGGGTCAAACTTCTCGCGGGTTCTCGCCTGGCCGAATTCTTCGGCGGCGGTCAGTCCACTGGCCAGCGGGTTGCCGGCCGTTGCCCAGCTGCGGAAATTCAGGGCCAGGTCGTGCTGCCGCTGCTCGAATTTGCGGGCCTGGTCGCGGCTGAGCCCCAAGTCGCCGTAGCTGCGGCGGTCGGGGTCGCCTTCCTGGCCGGGGGCGATGTCGTCGCCAGCTGGCCGGCGGTTCCAGTCCGCGGCGCGGCTTTCCATGAATTGGGCCACGTCAGCAGCGCGGGCGGCCATCTCGGCTTCCTGCTCCGATGTTTCCAGCTCGCCTACGATCGTATCGTATCGGGCGTTCGTGTCTTTCCATTCGGCGGCGTGGGCCTCGGTCCAAGGCTCGGGCGCTTTCTCGTCGGCGGCTCGGGCCTCGGTTCGGGCGGCTCGTTCTTCGGCCATCTTGGAAATTTTGCCGGCCAGCTCTTGCGCTTCTTTGCGCATTTCCTGCAATCGTGCCATGATCTTCTCCACTGCGTGCGGTGCGGTTGGTTGGTTGAGTCGTCGGCGCGGTGGCCAGCGGCTTGCGGTGCACGTGTGGACGGGCGGCAGGTCGGGCGGGCGGGCGGCCGTATGGACGGCCGGCGGTGCGCCTGGTATTTCTGACGCATCGGCCGGTCGGCCTGGCCTGCTTGCGTTTTATTTCCGTGGAAATCCCAGCAGGCGTTGGTTCGCGGCCACGGCGCGGCCTCGCATCTGCATAATGGCCACGGCCTCGGTTTCGGTCATTTCACGCCGGCGCAGCTGCCGGCGTTCGGCCTCTAGCTGCTCGATGTGCTGCTGGCTGCGCAGCTGGGCGCTGGTGCCGGCGTAGGCTGGGAAGTCGACGGGGCCACCTTCGAAAAGTTCTAGGTCGTGCACTTCTCGAATATCAATCATTCGGCCTTCGTCGTCTTTTTCCTCGATCCATACAATGCGGCCACGTTTGGCGCGGCCGGCGGCCAGGAATTGGAAGCTGGCGCCGTCGATGTCGCCACGGCCGATCAACTCCACGGCGGTGCGGCCGGCCTCGGTGTTCGGCGGGTCGATTTCGAAGCGCAGGCCGGTGGCGTCTTCGAAGAATCGGGCGGTGCCGCTGCTGGTTCTGCCCAGCATGAAGGCCGGGTCGTGGTTGAGCATGGCGCGGGCGTCGTCATCGGCCACGGCGGTCTTGAAGGCGCCGGGCATAATCCGCTCCACCATGTCGGGGGCCAGCTGGTATTCGGTGCCCTTGTCGCCGGCCTTCCAATAAACGGCGGCGTAGCCGGTGATGGTCGCCAGGTCGTCGGGTTTGTCGGCTCGGGCCTCGGTGGTGACGTTGGCCAGGCGTTGCGGGAGTTTTAGGGTTTCGCGCATCGTTTGCTCCGTTTTGGATCCATTTTGGCGGCGGGTTTTACTCGGTTTCGAAGGCGGCGGCGGCCAGGCGGTCGGCCAGCTGCTGCAGCTCGGGGCGGTCGGGCTCTGAAAGTTCCAGCTGGCTGGCCTGGCTGACGATGTCGGCGGCCAGGTGCACGGCGGCCGGCGGCGTGAAGCCAGCAGCGCGGCAAGCGGTCAGGACGGGGGCCAGCCCTTCGGCGGCGATCGCGGCGTCCTTGGAGTCGCTGGCGCCGTCGATGTACTCGGCAAGATTGCCACGGCGGGCATACTTGGCGGCCTGCACGGCGGCGCGGCCGGCGTGGCGGCGCAGCTCGGCGGCCAGCAGGGCGCGGAAGGCTCGCGGCGCGTCGTCGCCGGTTTGGTCGGTTTGGTCGGTTTGGTCGTCGTTCGTCTCGTCTTCGTCGTCGTTTGTCTCGCTGCCGGCCGGTCGCGGCGGCAGCATGAACCACGCGCGGGCCTCGTCTTCGTCGAGCCAGCCGGCGGTGGTGCCCTGGCTGGCGATCGTGGCCAGCGTGGCGGCGTCGGCCCAAACTAGCCGAAGGTTGGCATTGAATGCCACCTCGCGGCCGGCGTTCTTCTCGGCTTCGCTGAGTAGCTTGGCCGTCATCTGGGAAGCAATAGAGCTGAGCCAATACGACAACGTGGTGCCGTGGTAATCGCGTTTCTCGCTTTCCAAACTGTTGTAGCTGATCGACTCTCGCACCCCCAAGCGGGCCGGCTGCATCAAGAAGCGGCGGGCCACGTCTCGAATCGCTGATTCTTCTAGCTCGGTCAGCTGGGCTTCGGCGGGCTTTACTTGGGTCTGGTGCCACCTGTAGCCGTCTCGCAGCACTAGCGTGCGGAATGCCTCGTCGCCTCCGCTTAGCTGCTCGATCGCTTTCTCTATCTTCTTGGTGGCCTCCGGCGTGCTGCCCTCGGGGGCCTGCAGAATGCCGCCGGCCGTCATCCTGTTTTTGAAAAACTTGGCCTTGAAGCCAATAGCCGATAGAGCCACGGCCAGGTCGTCGCGGGCGGCCTCCACGGTGTCGAGGCCGGATAAATTGTCGACGCAAAGGCCTTCGATGTGCAGCACTTCTTCGTAGGGTCGGGCCACAAGTCGGAAGCCGTCGGCGGCCTGGTCGTCGCTCACCTCGGTGACGACATAACGCCGGCCTCGGTGCATGGTGACGGCGGTGCGGTCGCTGAGTAGCTGATAGAGTCCGCGCAGGTTGCCGGCGTTGTCGAAGTCGGCCCAAATGTAGCCGTTTTCATAAATGAGCGCGTGCACCATGACGCGGCGCATCAACTGCAGGAAGGTTAGGTCGGGCTGGTCGGGCGTGGTGAATGCCGCCGGCCGGATGAAACGGCGCAGCTCGTGGTCAACGATGGCCAGCGGCATGGCAACGTTGGCGTCGGGATAGTCGACAACGGCCAGCGGCAGCTGGGACGTGTCGCCGGAGATCATTTTCACGGCGCACCAAAATGCTGATAAGGCCAGCGCGGTGCGTTTGGTCACGGGCTCGCCGGTGGCCGATAAGGTGCTGCCGAATAATTCGCCGATGGCGTCGGGGTCGCTGAGGCTTACGGTCGGATTTTCCAGCGTGGCGCGGCTTTCGAACAACTGGTCGATCATGGGCGGGGGCCTTGTGGGTTGTAGCGGGCACGGGCCAGGGCGGCGGCTCGGTTCTTTGCGCGGATGTAGGCGGCGGCGATCGCTGCGGCTCCAAGCCACAAGTAGCACGCCGGCGGCCAGGCCAGGGCCAGGCCGTAGGCGATCAGGCCGCAGCCGGCCACGGCCAGCGTGTCGGCGTAGCTCGGCGGCGGCTGCTTTTCTTTATTCGTCGTCATTCGGCTCTCCACTAGATAAACTCCGGATCGTTGTCTTTGTAGAAACTGCCACGGGCCAGCTGGCCGGCCTGGGCCAGGGCCAGGGCCATAATGGCCACAACCGCGCCGTCGATCTTTTTCGGGCTGTGGCGTTTTTGCTTCACGGGCCGCAGCGGTCTGCCGTCGTCGTCGGTGATGGCGTGCACGTTCCGAAGGCACCAGGCGGCGATCAGGTTGCCGCTGTGCCGCAGCCGGCGTTGTTTGATGAATCGTTCGAATTCTGCGCAGGGCGTGGCGAAAGTCGCCTTTGTCTGCGGGAATTCTACGCGCTCAATGCCGGCGGCCTCGATCCGCTGGCTAAACTGCGCGGCGAACATCGGGTCGTAGCCTAGCTGTTGGATGTCGTGCACTTCGGCCAGCTGCTGCACGTCCGTTTCGATCCGGTCGAAGTCCGTCTCTCCACCTGGCGTCAGAATCAGGTGGCCTTCCTCGGCCCATTGTTGGTAGGGCGTGCCGGTTTTATTGTTGTCGCCGTGGGCGGCTTCCTCCGGCAGCCAGAATCTGAATAGAAACCGGAATTCGTCGTCCTCGGGAAAGCATAGAGCCACGGCGGTCAGGTCTTCGACCAGGGCCAGGTCCAAGGCTGCCCAGCACGGCGGCGTTGTGTCGGCTTCGGCGATCGGGGCGTAGCAATCGAGGCGGGCCGGCAGCGGTTCTAGTTCGGGGGCTCGCGGTTCGGCCAGCTTTAGCGCGTATTTTTCGCGGGCGATCGGGCCGGCGTCCCACTTGCGGGCGTCCAGCCACGGCGTGGTGCCGGTCCCCCAAATATTTAGCCTTAGCTGCTTCCACTTTTCGAAGGCGGCGCGGCTCGCGTTCTTGGCCTCGTCGTGGTCGGCCTTGAAATTCTCCATTTTCAGGGCCACCCCAAGGGACGGATTCGCCTTTCGCCAGGTCGCGGGGTCGCTGGGGTCGTCTTCGTGGTCGGCCTCGAAGACTAGGCCGAAGAATTGCGGGTCGTAGGCCTCGTTGCGGGCCAGGCGTTGGGCGTATTCATACTGTTCATAACAGACGCTTTCTGTGTCGTGGCCGGCGGTGGTGATTGCGAACATCAGCGGTTCCGGCCGGCTGGCAAATGCCCATTTCAAGGCGTCCCACAATTCGCGGCCCTGCCACTTGTGCAATTCGTCGGCGATGATGGCGTGCGCGTTCCATCCTTCGTTGCGTTTCGGGCAGCTGCTGAGCACGCGGTAGAAACTGCGTTTTGCGGGGTAGGTTATTCTGCCGCTGGTGTTGTTGATTTGCAGGCGTTTGGATAGTTCGCGGCTGTTCTCCACCATTTGCACGGCGCTGCGGTGCACAATCGCGGCCTGCTCTTTGTCGGTCGAAGCGCTGTAAACTTCCGCGCCGGTGGTGTTCACGCCGTCGCCGTAAAGCATATAGAGGCCGACGTAGGCGCCGGTCGGGCTCTTGCCGTTTTTCTTCGGCACTTGGACGTAGGCGCGGCGGTATCGTCTAACGGTTTTGCCCCATTCTTCCGAATCTCGCACCCATCCAAACAGCGGCCGGAATAGGTCGTCGCGTTGCCAGTCCATTAGTTCGAAGCGGTCGCCGTCGAATTCGCCCACAAGGGTAAGGCAGCGCGGGCCGAAGTCGCAAACATGGCGGGCGCGGCCTTCGCTAAAATAGTAGCCGTCAAGGATGGCGCGTTCGTCGGCCTCGGTTTTCACCATGGCCAGCCAGCCCTCGCGTTTTGCTTTCGCGCGGGCTGCGGTCAGCTTGTGCACGGCCGGCATTAGTCTGGCCTTTCGTTCGCGTAGTCGCCGGCGTCGTCTTCGTCGTTTAGCTCTGAGTCCACGCCGTCGCGGGTCAATGGCGTGAGGCCGAATTGTCGCCAGAGGGTCAGCAGCTGCTTGCTGGCGTTTGCTCGAAGTCGGACGCCGGGGTGCTCCTGCCGGTATCCGCTTCTCGTTTTCTGGATCATGTTTTTGGGCTCGGCGAATTTGGCCAGGCCTTGGTACGTGTGCCACGTTTCGCATAATACGCGCAGCGCTTCTAGGTCGGTGCTGGCCAGCACTTTGGAGGCGGTCAGCTGGTCAGCCAGTTTTCGCCACAGTCGGGCGGCGTGTTCCAGCGGTTCCAAGTCGGGCGGGCAGGGCGGCGGCGTGGCCAGGCGGGTGGCGGCGGGGGCCGGTGGCACTTCCGGCCGTTTGCTCGCATTGCCGGCCAGGCGTTTGGCGGCGGCGGTTTTCTTTTTGGTGCTGCCGGCCTGGCCTTTGTTGGGGGCCTTGGTTCGTCGCTTTCCGATAATGCAGGCCCCCCCCTGAAAAACTCGCGCAAAACAGTGTGCGCCTAGCAGTTGGTCTACGTGCGGCCGATGCTCTGAAATATCGGCCCTTCCATGTCATCGGCCGGGCGGCGGCCTCCGCTGTAGCTGAGCCAGCGCAGCGCGGGCAGCTGGTCGGGCGATCGGTCGCCGTGGAATCGGGGCGCGTTGGAATCCGCGGCGGCCTGGCTACTGGCCCTTGCCAGTCTTCACGGCGTGGCAATCGCGGCAAAGGCCTTGCCAGTTTTCTGCATCCCAGAATAGCTTCGGGTGGGATGCTGCCGGCAGGATGTGGTCAACCAGCTCGGCGGCCACGGTGTGGCCTGCTTCCTCGCATTGGACGCATAGCGGGTGGGCGGCCAGGTATCGACGGGCGGCGTTGCGCCACTGCCGGCCGTAGCCTCGGGCGTTGGCGTTGGGCCTGGCCTGCCGGCGGCGATTGTGCCTAGGTTGCAGGCCAGGCGGCTGCCATGTCTTGTGTCGCTTAGGCATCAATCGCTGCCACTTGGACAGTAACGGTTGCGGTATCGGCAGCAGCTCGAAGCGTGGCGGCGGCTTCTAGTCTTAGCTTGTGCGTTTCGCCTGGCTGCAGCGTGCACAAGGCCACCATGATGCCGCCGGATTTGACGCCGTAAGTGATGAAGTTGGCGTCGTCGAGGTTGGTCAGCAGCAGCAGGCCGCCGGCGGTCACGGTGTTGAGCGTTAGGTCCAGCTCGGCCGTGGTGACGGCCCAAAGGAATAGATCGGTGTCGGGGGCGCTGGCGGTCAGGTCTTCGCGCTGGTCGTGCTTGGGTGCAAAGGTCTGGCCGGCGGCGTTGGTTAGCTGCACGTTGACGGCCTGGCGTAGGGTGGCCATGGTTTAGCCTTCGGGGTTGTGCCGTAGCTTGGCGATCGCCAGGCGTTGGCGTTTGTCGGTGATGCGCTCGAGGCGGGCGTGCGCGTGGGCTTGGCGATCGGCGGCGGCCAGCTGCTGCTGCTCCTGCCGGCGTCGATCAACGGTTCGCGTTTGGTCGGCGGCGGCGGCTCGGGCTGATCGGTTGGGCCAGGCCTGGCCGGTGCGGCGTTGGCGGCGGGCTCGAATCTCGGCGGCCGTGGTCAGCTGCCGGATGCTGAGCGGCGTGGCGTGCGGCGTGGGTTCTTGTAGTTGGCGTTGGGCGGCGCGGGCCTGCAGGGCGTTGATAGTGGCCAGGCCGGCGGCGTAGAGGTTGGCCAGGGCCAGGCGGCTGCGGCCAGGGTTGTGGGTCGCTCGTTTCATGGTTCGGTCGATCCTTCGGTGCGGGTGTTGGTTTCTTCGGCCGTTGGCGCGGCTGCGTTCCATATAAAATCGCAACGGTTGCACGCGCGGTAGCGTTCGCCTGGCCTGCAGTCAATTGGCGCCAGGTCTTCGCCGTGGCAGCGCGGGCAATGGTCGCCAGGTTGCTGGCCAGCGCGGGCTTTCTCGATCGCGGCGGCGGCCATACGTTCGGCCAGGTGCTGGGCCTGGCGGTTCGTTAGGCTCATCAGCTCGCCTTCTTTCTCAATGACAACGGCGGGCAGCTGTCGCGGGTCGGCGTCGAGTCGTACAAAGATGGTCATCGGCGGTCTATGCTCCGAAGGTCGGCGGGCGTGGGCGGCTGGGTCCATTTGGTCGGCGTCTTCGGCCGGGTGGCCAGCCAATAGAATAGGGCGCCGACTAGCAGCAGCGTGGCCAGCAGCTGCAGCAGGTCGACGGCCAGGCGGGCGGCGGGGCGCTTCATCGGTCCAAGGCCTGCACGGCGTCAGTGTATGCGCCGTGGTAGCCTTCCAAGAACGGCAGATAGAGCGCCGCGCGTTGCGGCTTCGACAATTTGAAATAGCACGCGCGGCAAAACGATTGCCGGGGCTGCTTCGCCTTGCCGCAGCGGCAGCGGTCCCCCTCAAACTCTTTAATCAGCTCGGGCGTGGTCAGCGTGGGCGTGGTGCTCATTGTTGGCGTTCTTTCGCGTTTACGCGCAGCCAGGCCAGGGCCAGGTCCAGCGCTCGGTTGTGGGCGTCCTCGCATTGGTGCGGGGCGTAGTTGTCTTTGGGGGCGGCTTCGCGGCGGGCTGTTAGCAGCTGCAGGCCTTCGGGCATCCTGTTGCGGCAGGGAATGCAAAAGGCGGCCGGAATGCCGCCGGCCAGCGGCGCGGCGGGCTGGCCACAATGCGGGCAGCCGTCGGCGGCCAGGGTTGCGGCTGCCAGGCGGTAGCTGCACCCCTGGGCGGTTTTCAGCTCGGCGACTAGCCGGCGGGCTGTGTTTAGCCTGGCCATGGCTTCGACGGCGTTGCTAAAGGCCGATTTGATCGCGGGCGGCGTTGGTTGCGGGCCGGTGTCGGAGGCCTGCAGGTCGGCGATGGTTGCTTCTAGCGCTTGGCTGATCGCTCCAAGGGTTTGGGGCAGGTTCACGGCGTGGCCTCGCTTTCGGTTTCGGGGTCGGGCAGGCTGCGCAGCCGTTCGGCCAGCAGTTGCAGCAGGTCGGCGGCCAGCGGGTCGCTGTTCGCCGTTTCCACGGTCATGTCGAGGCCGTGGCCTTCGATAACAATCTTTAGCGTGTTGGGCATTCGGTTCTCCATTAGTGGCGGGGGCTGATTCCTTCGACGGTGTCCAGCCAGCTGGGCGGCAGGTGCTCGGCTGGCCTGGCCTGCTGTTGGCGTCGGCGGCTTTTCTGGATTCGCTGGCCTTCGATGTGCTGTAGGGCGGCCAGGTTGGAAATGACGGCCACCATGGCCAGCAGTAGGGCGGCGGTGATAATCGCCAGGGTGCTGCGTGCGTTCATTGTGGGGCCTCTATTTCCTCGGAAATGTTGACGGAATAAACCAGCACTTCGGGCCAGGCGTGCCACGATGTGCACGCGGCGCCACGGCCTCGGTGTCGGGCCTGCACGGCGCGGGCTTGGGCGGCCTGCTCGCCGGTGCGGGCTGGGACGCGGTGGAATAGCAGCTGCCGGCCGTCGCTCAGCAGAATCTCCACAGTGAAATAATCGGCCACACAATGGAGGCGGGCGGCCTGGCCGGGGTAGCTTTTCCGAACGGTTGCTATGGTGCTCATGCGTTGCGGTTCCTTTGGAACGGTTGGAGGGTTGCCGCTGGCCGGCCAGGCGATCGCCTGGCCGGCGCTGGACTGCGGCGGGTTTACGCGGCCTGTTCGGCGATCGCCTTCTCGATCGCTTCGCGGGCGAATTCGGTGAACGTCTGGCCGGCCTTGCGGGCGGCGTCTTTCCACTTGGCCCAGGTTTTATTGTCGACGCGGCCTAACTGGCGGGCGGCTGGATATTTGGCGGGTGGTGGTGCGGTGGCCATGGGTCTGCTGCTCCTAAAATTGGGAAAGTCGAATGGATAGCGGCGTGCTTGGCGGCTGCTTGGTCAGGTGGTAGGTGCTGGCCACAAACTCCACGTAGGTGGTGCCGTGGCGGGTGGTGAAAATCTCGGGCTGATAGTCCACGCCGGTGGCGCTGCATCGTAGGGAGTAGGTCGCGCCGGCCAGGTCGGTCAGAATCGCGGCCAGGCGTTCGCGGCTTGCGCCGTTTAGTATCCGGTTGTGATACGGGCCGCCGACGAAGCGGTAGGCGGTCGCGGTTATGGGGGGCGTGCTCATCGGGCGGCCTTGGCGGGCTTCTTGGCCACGCGGCGGCGGGTCGCCTTCGGCTGCCGGGCGGCCGGCGCTTTGAATAGGCCGAAGGCCTGCAGGCGTTTGCTGCCGTTATGCAACAGGGCCAGCTCGGCCACTATCTCGCTGGCCTTGGTGGCCTGCAGTTCGTGCTTTAACTGCTTGGCGATTGTCTCAAGTTCGGCTTTTCGATGCAGCGCCAGGCCTTGGGTGAACAGCTCATGTTCGGCGTCGTTGGTCGCGCAGGCCTGCCAGGCCTTGGGATAGTCCACGCCGGCCAGGCCAGCCAGGCGAACAACGGCGGCAGGCGTCAGCGGCAGCGCGTCGAAGTCGAGCGGCGGCGGGCCGAAGGCGTCCAGCTGGGTGCTGGTGTCGCTGCCCTGGTCGTTCTTGGCGGCTGCCACGGCGGCGGGCGTTCGGCCATGCAGCCAGCCGGCGGTCGCGCTGTCGCCGGCTGGGTCGACGGGCCACAGCACGAAGCGGGCAATCCATCGCAGCAGCTCGGGCCGATCAGCGGCAGGGACGGCCAGCAGCGTTTCCAGCACGGGGGCGTGCTTCGACGCGGCGGCGTTCCACGGGCTCGGCTCGTGCTTGAATTTCACGGCCTCGCCGGCGGCCTTGGCGGCGGCCAGGCTTAGCAGCTCTTGGGCGATCGTGCACGCGCTGTGATTGGCTGCACCGATGGCCTGCAGCGCGAACAAGGCCAGCGGCAACAGCTCGTCATCATCGGCCGGCAAGCTTTCGATGGCGCGGGCGGCGGTCAGTCGCAAAAGTCGCAGCTGCCAGGCTTCGGCCTTCTTGGCCAGCTGCTCGGTGCGTTCTTTCGCCTTGGCCTTGTCGTAGGCGGCCACGGCCTTGGGGTCGGCGTCTTCGGCGGGCTTCACGGCTCGAACGGCCTGGCCTCCGCTGCTGCCACGGGCGGCGGCCTTTTTGGCCAGGTGCGCGGCGGCGTGGGGTTTCTGTAGCTCATCCCATAGCGTGGCGTTGGTCGCGTAGGTCGTGGTCGGCCAGGCCTTGCCCTTGGCCGGCGTGGCGGTCAGGTCGGGCAGCTCGAAAACGGCCAGCTCGGTCAGCTGCTCGGCGGTCGGCTTGAATTTCTGCGCGATATTCAACTGCCAGTCGACATGATGCGTTGTTTTGCCGTCGGTCGGGCGGCAGGTGGTGCGCTGAATCCTTCGCATCTCGGCGGCGGGTTGGTGCTGCCAGTCGTCCAGCTGGTAGCTGTCGCCGTGTTCCTCGCTTTCTTCGACGGCCAGGTTCAAGTCGACGGCGGCGGCGTCCATCATCGCGGGGCAGCTGGCCCATGGCAGCAGCTCGCGGGCGGCTCGAATCGGCAGGTGGCCGGCGATCACAAAACGACGGACGGCGTCGGGCAGCTGCAGCAGCCGGATGCGGTTGGAGGTTTCGGCCTGGCTGATGCCGTAGCACTGGCCGGCGGCCTTCTGCGTCAGCGGCTTGCTGCCGTCGGCTTGTTTGCCGGTCAGGTGTTGCAGGTGTTCGGCGATCGCGAAAACGTCCACGTCTTTACGCTGGCTGTTCTCGATCGCTTGCCGCTGGCCGGCCTCGGCGTCGGTCAGCGTTTCCACTTCGGCGTCGATGTATTGCCAGCCCAGCAGCAGGGCGGCGCGATAGCGGCGTTCGCCGTAGACGATTTGGAAGCGGTCGGCGATCGGTCGCACTTTGATGCACTGTTGCAAGTCGTGCAGCTTGATGTCGGCGGCCATTTGCTTGATGTCGGCGGCGGTGATGCGGTGGCGGCCAGGGTTGCGCGGGTCGGGGTCGATCCTGGCGATAGGGACGGAGGCCACGTTGCGGGCGTTGTTGACGACGGGCTGCGTGGCGTTGGTTTTTTTTGCGGGCATCGGTTTGTCTTTCGGTGGAACGGTTGGTCGAACGGTTGGAACGGTTGGAAGTCGAGGCGGTCAAAACTTCGGATAGAATCCGAAGTTGCGGCGGCCTGGCCGGCGGCCTTTGGCGATCATGGCGCGGTGGGCGTCGGTCGCTTCGGCGTGCGCGAATTCTTCGAAGCCGCCGGGGTTGCTGCAATTCATGGCAGCTAGGACGGCGTCGGAAGTCGAGCGGGGGCCGAAAATTTCGAATTCTTCGAAGTCATAGTCGCCTTCATCTAGCGCGACAATTGCGAACCACTGGCCGGGCTCGGCTTCGACAACGTGGCAGGCGCGGGGGGTGCTCATTCTAAACTCCTTGGGAACGGTTGGAAGTTAAACGAAAAGAAGGCCTTGGCGGCAGCGTGGCGGGGCGGCCTGGCGTTGGTTCTCTCGGCTGAGCCACTGTAGGCGTTCGCCTATCTGTTTGCCGGCCAGTGGGAACGTGGCGGCGGCCTGCATCCACTTGGGCAGCGCTTCGCAATAATTGCGGCCAGCCAGGATGATAAAACGGGCCAGCACGCGGCCACGGTCGCGGGTGATGTCGTGGTAGTCGCACAACTCCAAAATATCGGCTTGCACGCGGCTGCCCCAAACTCGGCGGGCGTCGGCTGATCCGCCTAGCTTGTGGTCGTAGGGTTCAACGGTGGCCGTGGGCATTAGGAGGCCGTGGCGGGCTGAGAGAATCGCGTAGCCGTCGCCGTTGTTCTCGGCATAGGTGCGGCTGGCGATAAATAGCTGGGACGTGTAAAGCTCGGCGGCGGTCGCGGCCGTTTCTCGCTTGATGTTGCTGCAGCTGATCAGAACTATCGTTTTGGTGGGCATTTTGGTGGTCATAATTTTGGAACGGTCGAATCATGGGGCCGGGTTACTCGCCTCGCCTTTGGCGGCGTAGGGTCATGGCCTGCCGGCCCTTGCCCCCTGGTGGCCTTTCCGATCAGCGGGGCAGCTGATCGGCTGGCGGCGATTTTAGATGGTTTCGGCCTCCGTGGTTGTGTCGTTCAAACTTCGCTGCTTCGCTGCTCAGCATAATCTCGGGCGGCGTCTTTGTCAATACAATTAGCGGCCAGGTGCTGCAGTATCTTGAAATAAAGCTGCTCTTGGCGGGGATTCGCCAGCCAGCGGGCGGCCAGGAAACTGCCCAGCGCTTCGAAGGCCAGGGCGCGGGTTTGGTCGGCGTCCATGGCGGCCAGCGTGGGGCCGTGGGCGGCCTCTAGCGCTTCGGTGCGTTCTCGCTCGCGTTGTTCGGCCTCGATCGCGCCAGCGTGCTGCTGGGCCTGCTGCTGGGCTTCCTGGGCCTGGCGGGCTCGGCGTTGTTCGGCGTTTTTGTGCCGCAGCCAGTCGCTGCTGCACGCGGGCCAGCCGGCTGCCGGGCTCATTTCCGGCGTTTGCTCGCGGAGTCGGGCGACAAGGGCGCCTGCACCCCAAGCGGCGGCGGCGGTTCCTCCGGCGTGCTGTCGCCAATGGTCGACAACGGCGGCGGCGGTGGCGTGGTCGATCCGTCGCGGCAGTTCGGCCAGCAGCTGCCGGCGGGTGCCGGCGAAAACTCCGGCGGCGTCCAAGGCCTGGCCGATGTCTTCCCAAGTCTCACAAAAACCGCCCCCTCCGGCTTCTAGTGGTGGTGGTTTAATTGCTGGTAACACTTCCGGTAGTGTGGATGGGGGCGCAGGCCTCATCTGATGGGGGCGCTTGCCCCTTCTGATGTGGGCGCAGGCCTCATCTGACGGGGGCGCTTTTTCTGATGGGGGCGCGGGCTGATCGGCCAGGCGTTCGGCCGTGGCCAGGGCGTCGGCGATCGCGGCGTGTTCAATGGTCAGCACACTGCTGCGGCCGGTCCTGGTCGTGCTGAGCAGGCCAAGTTCCTGCAGGTACGTGATGGCGCGTTGGATCGTGCCACGGTCGCGGTAGCCGGTCTTCGTGGCGATCGTTTCGGCCTTGATTCGCCAGGCTTCGCCCTCGCGTTGGTGATCGTCGAGGCAAAGCAGCACGGCGCGGCAGGCGGCCGGGCTGCATCGCTTGCCAGGATAGCCGGCAGGCCGGCGGGGAATTTCTAGCGTTTCGATATTGCGCCGGCGTGTTGCGCGGGTGTTGTGCCGGCGGCGCTGGCCGGTGGCGTCGTCGAAGTCAAACTGGCCTTGCCCTTGTACGGTGGCGGCGTCGTTGGTGCGGTCTGCGGGCATTTTTGCGCGTCCTGCTGGGTGTTGGAGGGAATTAGGGCGGCCATGGTGCGGGTCGTGAGTTCGTTTAAGCTGCACCCCATGGCCTGGGCGATCTGTTGAAGCTGTTCGTGCATCTGGACGGGCCAGCGGCAGGTGTGCACGCGCAGCACGGGGCGCGGCTGGGTTGTATCGGCTTCGAAGCTGGCCTGCGTGTAGTGCTCCATAAATTCGCGCCAGGCCAGGGACGTATAAAACCACGCGCGGCCCTCGCTGGGCACGATGTCGCGCACTAACTGCGTGGCGCGGTTCCACAGTAGCGCGTGAGGCTCGCGGGCGTGGCGGGTCCAGCAGGAACGGAACATGGCCTGCCATTCGGCGGCCTGGTCGGCGTGGGGCGGCGTGGTTTGTCCGTGAATCATTCGGTGGCCTCTTGGGGTTTGGGTTTGGTTTCGATCCGAAGGCCGGCGGCGGCCTGGCCGGAAACTTCCGCGCCGATGTAGTGGGCGGCGGTCGTGCTGAATAGGGAATGGCCTAGGGATAGCCGGGCGGCTTCTGGGTCGATC